CAGGCGATACCTGAGGGGGATACAGCATAATATAAACAAGAATTAATTCTATTATAAGTTAAATTGTAAAAAGGAATTTGAACCTCCGCTCCTCCACGGTAGACAGTATTCTGGTTTATCTGGGATATATGAGCAACATCCTCGGCAACAGCGCCAGGGAGAGTATATCCTTGATAATAACCAGCAGACCAGTCTTTATATAGGTAGCGGGTGGTAACAGGAAGTAATGTATCACTCTGGGTAGTATCCTGAAAGTAACGAATACGTATACCACCTCTAGAAAACAAATAACAATTTGAAATGAGGGACAAATTGTCAGGAGAAACGTAATCTTCGAGGCCGTACACAGTACCTGCTGCATTCTGGTTAATACCAAGAGCATAGGGATCAAAAAGTATAGAATTATGTGTAAGAGTGTTGGGAGTTAAATATATATCAGCACGTTTTAAATAGGATAAAAGGGAAACGCATTTCTCTCCAATACATGTTCTCGCTTCGATGTGGGAATGTGAGTCATCGTTGGAGTTACCAATGTTGTCGGAGAGAATAGCATTTTCATTCTCATGTGCTGTGAAACCCATTTGTGGAGCTGTAGGGAAAATGGGAGTCATTGTATGTGTGCGTGGAATGGCAACTTCAAAGTCACCTGCCCCTGCAACTTCAACAAGAAACGTAATGGTTGAAGAAACAGAGGAAGGAGCAACAAGTGGATTAACAACATAGACTTGAAGATTACCAATAGTGGAAGAAGAACCGCCCGAGATACGGTATGGAATAATGGAAGTATAAGGAATTAACAAAGTAATTTCGTTGCCCATCCTTAGGTCAACGATCTCTCTATGTAGGTACACACGATCTGCTGCGGTAGAAGTAGTGGGGGGAGCGCCAGCAGCGGAAGGTTCTCGGGGAATGTATACAATTTCGATACGGCCTGAATGGAACTCTGTCTTCACAATTTTGAAAGTGATGCGTACACCACCTCGCCATTGATTAAACAGTTTTGTAACAAAGGAAACAGGCGTGTTGGTGTAAGTGACGACACCACCAGTATCGGTAAATTGATTATAAAAAGTGAAAGGATTAATGTTAAGAGCGTAAAGTCTATCACCCACTGATGAAGAAGTGTTAAAAGTGAATGAAGTTAAGTAAGCAGGGATAGTCTTTATGTAATCAATTGCAGTTTCGTCAATATCTGAACCAGCGAAACCAGGAAGGATTTCAATTTGATTACGTCCAAACAGTGATAGCGGCATTGATGCGTCAGGCATATCACAATTGTTAGCATAAGGAAAAATAGTTTGGACTGCTCTAGTTACTTCGGCTAGGTCGATAGGGTTAGACCAACCAAAAGCGCCAGCAGTAACGTTAATAAGGTCAGCTGCCCAGGAAACAGGGGCAGTGATAGCGGATAAGGCAGGGATGGCAGCACCAAAATGGTCAGCAAGCTTTCCAATTTTACCAGACATTGAAGAAATCGGACCAATGCCGGCAGAACTTTGTTCTTGCTCTGTAGTGGTACTGTTCTGTCCTCTGCTTGAAGACTTAAAACCCATTTGGGGTCGGGTGGGAGAACTAGGTCTTGCGCCGGGACGGGAAGGTGTGTTGCTTGCACCTGGAAGTTTTATTTTTAAAGTTATTTTTTTCTTTTTTTTGTTTTTCTTAGCGACAGTTGAGGCGACG